CAATCAGTACAATAACGCCTGCTGTGATAGATACTAAATTCCAAATAAACATTTTTTCTCCTTTCTGGACATAAGAAAAGCACCTAGATTATTCTAAGTGCTTAAGTCACGCTGCTACTATTTTCCCGATATATTCAAAGGCTTCGTTTTCCGAAATCTCTTTAAAATCAGTGAAGTCGTTGAAAAAGATTTTATTAAACCAATCAATACTGTCAACCCACTTTTTTTCGATATCAAAAACTTGCATGACACCGTCAATCAAACGAAGCGTTTGAGGATTATCCGTTGTTGTTTGGTAGTATTTAATATTTTCCATATCACTTCACCCTTTCTATATTTCTAGGAATGTCGAGTCCTTTGTTCAAATCAAGCATTTTCTTAAATAATTTCATACGTTCTTGATCGGACGTGCTTGCATCACGATATTTTTCGTAAAGTTCATGCAATGGACCATTTTTTAAGTCAAAACTTTCCTGAGTATGATACTGCATTTCAAAGTTAATGCCATATTTTTCAAGGACTGTATTCACACCTTTGTACGGCCCATTCATCAGCCAAGTATTCTTTACTTTTACAATTTTATACCCGTCTTCAATGAGACGTCGAGCCATCTCCTGGTACTCTTTCTCGAAAGTATCAGGATCGAAAATAGTTGTATATCGCAAAGCATCGTTAATTTTACTTGCAGCCTTTGATAAACTTATATTTTCAGTTTGACTATCTGTTTTGATTTTACGAGCTAGCGACTCAGATGTTTTCTTTCGGAATTCAAGACCTACCAGTTCGTTTTTACCTGCAATACGTTGCATATCGCTTGTAATCTTTGGCTCTATCTTTGAAATTCGATCCAAAAGTCGCTCGCTGTAGTACTCAGCTGTTCCATCTCTCTTACTTAGATTATACACCTCATCCGGATTATTTTCAACACTTCCATTCAATTCTTCCTCATCTGGTATCACACCAGACCGACAATTAAAATGAAAGGGCGGGGCATTCACTCCTGCCTGCATTTCATCTATCAGATATCGCTTATCCTCTGCGTGAATTCTTTTGCAGATTTCAGTTGTCCTATTGTCCAAATGAACCAATATTCGATAGTATTTCAACCCCGCATCCTTGTATCTCTGGATAGCAGAGCGATTGACAATCATAGTTCCATCTGTCCTAACAAGCGTTTCGGCTCGACTGTTGGCTACTTTGTATTTTTGCGCTAAATCTCTAGCCATTGTTCTGGGGTGTTCTCCGCGTACAAAACCAGCCTTCAGGACTTTTTTCAAATCCTTTACTAGATTGTCTGTATTGCCCCACAATTGCTGACTGTAGTTGTAGCCGTTGAATGGAGTTTTTACCAACTCTTTTAGTGCTGGCTCGTTAATTGACCCAACCCGACCACTCATAGCCTTCTTGTAGCTCATCACAGCCATCTTCTGCAAGTAACTTTCGAATTTCTCAGCAATAAGACCTCTAGCGACTCATGCACGAAAGAACATATCTATTTGCAGAGCATCTAATCTTGTTGCTCTAGATGATGCATATTGTTCATTCAGCCTCTTAAGCAATTCTGGGTCTTTCTCAGCCTGCTCACGATACTTTCTGGCGTGCTCCCGATAATCTGACAGGTCGGTGCCTTTCAAGCGCTGTAGCGCCTCCTGATAGCTCATAGATCCATTTTCGGAATACTTGCTGACAAAGTCATAAAAGGCTTTTTGCATTTCATTAGCTTGCTCTTGATAGACCTTGTTTAATTCTCCAAAAAAATCAATATCTTTTCGGTCTAGATAACGAAAAATTTCATCCGAGCGACCTGACCAATAATCAAGATGGTTTTTGTTCGGCTTCTTGCTCATCATCGACCACCTCATCTACTGGATCTAGCCGTGGTTCAGGCTGTTCTAAGGCTTCTTGCTCCTTTAAACGTTCTAGCTCATCTGCAGCATCTACACCCGTCACTTGATTCAACAATTCGAAAACAGTCTGGTCGCTGACAATTCCGTACAATGACTTAATCATCTCAACGATTTCTTTTTCATTTTGCGGAACATTCGGACTAAAGACCACAGAAGTTTCGTTGATGAGTTCGTAAGCTGTATTTTCATTGCCTTGGATTGTCCAGATGTTCACAGCCAAGCGCAAGCGACGCATAAGACCCGCTTCAAATAAGTCTTCTTGTTGCTCTCTGTAGTTGTCGCTGGCCATGAGTTTATACTTCATCGACTCGCCAGACTGCGTACCAGCAAAGCTGTTATCAAGCGTGTCAGGCGTAAAAGTAAAACGCAAAATATCGTTGACTAAACGCTGCTTGTACGCTTCTGCTCCGTTACTATCGTACTGTTTGATTAAGTAACTCGCGTCTGGATTAGTTCCGCCCGGATTTGGATTGTCATCCAAAATAAGGACTTGAGCCTTCTTGTAAGCCTGCGACACATACAGCCGACCATTGGGATTGATTCGTCCATCTTCCAAAAAGTCATTTTCTTCTGCGCCTGTGTACGGATTCCCCTTAATCATCAAAATGGCATCGTTACTATTTTGCTGGAAATTTGCAAGCTCAGACTGTGATAAGTCGTAAGCATCTATGTTATCCAGCACAGATTCGTAAGAGCCTAAACGCTCCTCGTTATTGCTGTACTCATTGACTGGCACAGCTTTGAAGTAATGCTCTTGCTCATCTTTGAGCGCCATTTTATCGCTATTCGTAGACTTCCACTCGTAGCTGTAGATGCGATCCGCAGTATAGACTTTGATGATCGTCTTGCGTTTGCTGTCTCCATAATCAACATCGTAGTAATTTACAGCCATCAGCGAGTTTTGCTCGTATGTATCGTCATAAATGACAAAAGTCTCTTCTGGTTTTAACTTGTACAGCTTAACCCAAGCCTTGCTATCTCGATTCGTTACAGTCAAAAGTTCATAAGCACGGCCATACACACACAAGTCTTTCTTGATCGAGGAGTTATGTTTCTTCTCGTTGTTTTTGGCAGAAAAGTCTTTGATGTTGTCGAGGATTGTTTCATTTTCGTTCTTGTACTCGACCGGATTGCCCAACATGTAACCTTGTTCAAAAATGGTGATGTACTTAGCAAAGTCACTAGAAATGCGGTTGTCTGCCGCAGTCTCATCCGTTTTAGCAGGTCGATACTTGATATTGTTGTCGCCTTTGTAATAACGCTTCAACTCTTTTAGACGTGGCTGTTGTTCAGCTTTGTGACGATTCACGTAACGTTTTAACTGCTCAATCCAGTTATCGGAACCGTATTCGATGACTTCGAAGTCTTCCGTCATCATCATAAAATGCTCGTTCGATCTACTATCGAAGCGTGTGCCGTTTAAAAATTTTACTTCCAATTTTACCTCCTGAAATAATAAGATGCGTTCTTCATGCGGTCTTGTGTTGATTTTCTTTCGATGTGATATTTCTCTAAAGCATATCTAATCGCATCGATGACATGGTTATTCGCATCGATTGGCTCATTCAACCAATTGCCGTCTTTATCTTGCTTGTATATGTACGTATCAAATTCTTCTATCGTCTTTTCACAAGATGGATGGATATAGATTTTAAATTGCTTCATGAAGTCTATGCCGGCATTGATTGATCCTTTTCCCTTCACGGATGCTTGTATCCTTCTAACGCCCTTCGATCTCAACTCTGCAATCAAGCGCTGTTCTGCACTATCCGCTGTGATTTCAGCATTTAGCATATCGTTCTTGGCAATCATCTGGTAAATGTCTTCTGTGGTCATAGCATGCTCGTAATGCTCTGCATATATCCACAGTTCTTTTTTATCCAAATCAACAGCTAAACGAGGAAATGTAGTCGGGTCGTGCGTGAAACCAAAGTCAAGACCTGCAGCAGTTTCGCCTACTCGCTTAATCGTATCCTGTATATCAAAATCAAGAACGCTGTAATTTTCGAATACAAGCCCCTCAGCCACGCCCCACTCACCATCACAGACGATTCTAGCCCGTCTAGGATTCGTCTGATACAAATCCTCATATCGTTTGATATCGACGGCGTCAAGCCATTCGTTGCAACGATAAGTCGTTGTGAGCGATAGCGTATCTGCTCTCTGCGTCTCTTTATCAAAAAAGACACGTTTAAGCCAGTGTCTTTCGTTCCACGGGTTAAACGTGACTGTTATTTGTTTAAAAAAGTCAGGCGCGTCCAAGCTACCACGGATCGACTCGACGACCGTACTAAACTTATCTTCGCTTTCGATTTGATAAGCTTCTTCGAACCACGCCCAGCAGAGTATTCCCACATCTACTGTGATAGATGTGATTTTCAACTCATCGTCTAAGCCACGGAACAGTATCTTCTGCCCTGTCTCTTTGACTGTAATTTCGGGCAATGACTCATTGAATTTAAATTTGTGAGCGACCTTCAACTGATTAGCGGCCCACTTAAAATCTGTATAAGTTGATTGCTTATTTGTGTTTGAGTATCTACGTACCACAAGCAAATTCGCCCAAGGATATTTTAATATACGTACAACGAAGTTAAGAGCTGTGGTTTTCGATTTCTTTGAACCACGAGAACCTTTCACCACTCGATAGAAATTACGAGAACGCCAGAATTGACCATATCCACTGCCTACTGTCTTAGGCAAGTCGACAATAATATCATTTGGCTTAATCTGGTATGTCTGATTCATTCGCGAACACCACCGTTCCAGAAATATCAGCTTCTACCTTATCTGTCCAAAGTCTATGACGTTTTCCTAAAAGTTCGGCTGCCTTGATTCGATCTTTCGCTCCTACGTCTATATCCGTTATTTCCTGACCTAACTCTCCAATGCTTATCAAGGTCTGTTCTTGCGTTTCTCCGCGCATTACAGAAGTTAAATAACTCAGGACCTCTTCCTGAGTCGCGATCTTCTCAGACGCAAGCTGAGCCAAGCGCTCATCTATGTATTTCTTAATTTCAAGTTTTTTCAAGTTCTGCTCACCTATCTGGCCAGCCGACCTCTTAGCATAGCCAGCCTTGGCAGCAGCATCCGTTGCATTACCGCTGATGATGTACTCGTCAGCGAATCTTTGTTGTTTTAGAGTTAATTTAGCGATTTTCCATCACCACCTTTGAGACAAAATAAAAAGTCGCATGAGCGACTGAAGGGAATTTCTGGAATCGAACCAGAAGAGGCAAAGATTTTTTGAAAAAGGTTGTTTGCGAGGTAACCATGAAACACGAACATGAACATTAAAAAATACATAAGGAGATTTAAGACCTCTTAACCATTATTCCCAAAATGCGCCCTAACCGCATAGACGCGATACTGTACGAATTTCTAGATTTTATTGTTTGCGGTTATGTAAGAGAGAGCCTGAAATCGCATCAGGTTAAAATCTATCATTCTCTCCCCGGAAGTTTATTTAAATAAATTAGAATATCAAAGACCTCTTGCCAAATCTTTGATACTACTATTTTATCACTATTTCGACCTAACAATTACCGCAAAATTACCGCAAAATTACCGCAAAATTACCGCTTTTTTACCGCTTTTCGCAAACCAAGATGCCATTTCGATATTGCCAGGCGAAGGCAAGCAAGGCTCTGTCTAGTAGATCCTGATAGCGCGTCTTCTCAATTCCTAATTCCGTATAGATGACATACGCAGAATCAGGCATGTTTTTCAAAAACCGAGAATACAAGATAAATCTATAGGTCGGATTAAACAGCCTTGATACTGCCTGCTCAATCTCTTCTAGCTCAGATAGAGCGTCTACCCGTCTAATAGCCAGATTCTCGATAGGTCTATTAGGCCCGCTTGCTCCGCGTATTTCAAAAGTAAATTCCTGCGTCACTTTTTGAACAGCTTCATCGCAAGCAATCTCACGCCATTTGGGATACTCTCTTAACTTAGCCTTTGCCTTCCTGATTGTCCTTTTCTCGTTAATCTCTGGCAAAAGCGGAATCACTCTTTCTTCAGACATTCAATCTCCTCATCACACCTCTTAACTTGCTTCTTCAGCCAATCCCTGCGCTTACACATAACCTGCAATCCAAATGATTTTTTGATGATCGCTAAATTTTCTGGTTCCAAATCACGCAAGTACAGATCTCTAGTATGCTCTAACTGTTCAATCTTATCCTCCAACATTGTTTCGCTCCGCTACTTCTTTTAAATTCTTGGCAATCTCTGCATCGATCGTTTTATTGAGCTTGTCCACTTGCTCAGTAATTTCTGCGTTTTGTCGTTCCAATCTAAAAACCTTATCATTTAGATTTTGGTTCGCTTCGTATTGCTTATAAAATCCGAAGCAGACGACTGCTACAAATACGCACAGGATTAAGTAAGTAAACTTATTTAAAAATTTATCTGAGTTCATTTTAATCTCCTTTTTTCTTTAAAAATTCGGGCATGTCATCACCGACCGATATTGATTCGTACTGATCCTTGTTGACCAGATACTTTCCATAATGCCTGACTGTGACATGATACCTACCGTTGATTGCTTCCTTGTGTGTTACCACGGGTCTGTTAAACACTGCCCCTGCGTAGAATGATACTACGCAAGAAGCGATAAAGAATATTAATTTAATCTCGGTCATGGTCGGCCTCCAAAAGATCTGGATTTTGATATACATTTCCGATAATTTCTTCATCACCAGTCCACGCATAGCCCTCTCTTATACCTTTTAGATATATAGCAGGCATACCTCCTACAAATGTACCACCGTATTCTTTTTCTAGATATACTTCGTGAGGACATCCTCTGGTACATTTAATGATGTCGCCAACGAACACCTCTTGCCCGTTCTTATCAAACAGGCCTGTCGATTGCATGAG